GATTGCTCCATAGTCAAAGTTTCCAGCAGTTGTGAGAATGCTCGTGCCGTTGGTGAGCGCTGTAGATACTTCAAGAGCCCTCAGAGCCGCGCCCTCGATGGCAGATGTCAGCTCGCTTTCCATGTTGGCTTTGAGAGAGGCCATGCCCTCAAGTGCGCCGCGTTCCAGCTCCTTTGAGAGATCCCAGCCAGCAGTGTAGTAGGACCCAGCGACTGCCTGCTGCACGTCGCCAATCAGCTGCTCCTGGGATTCCTTGAGCTGGTTAAACTCATCCGTGTGGGTGTACTCCGCTTGGGCTAGTGCTCGGGCGGCCGCGATGGCGCGGCCCATTCCTGCGCCGTCGCCCTTTGCATCTGCTTCAGCATAGTCGTTGGCCAGATTCCGCAGTTTTGCCTTATACTCATCCGACACACCCTGCCAGTCGCCCTGCAGGATACCGTTACGGAGCTCATCAAATAGTTCGTCTACCGTTGCGCCGCCAGCGGTTGCAAGCTGATCTCTGATTGCTGCCCCGCCCATGACGCTCTGGATGGCGGTGCGCTCCAGCTCAGCCTGCTTGTTCTCCAGATCCGCCTGGAACTCGCCAATCAGCGCATAGGCTTCCTGCATCTGCTGTCCGCCCTCGCCCTGGAGGAAGGAGATCTGCTCCTGCATGTCGGATTTGCGCCGCTCATTGTAGGCTTTGCCCATTGCCACGTCCAGATCGGCGTTGAGGCCCTCCAGCGTGGATGTCAGGCCCTCGAAGGTGGTGCTCTGGCTCTCCAGCGCGCCGCCGTAGACCCGGTCCATCTGATCTGCAAGGGCCTGCGCAGCCATCTCCGCGGGGATCAGGCCCTTGGAGACCATCTCCTTGATGGCTGCTGCGGTGTAGGGGCCGTGTTCGGCCACATAGTCCATCATGGACTTGATGTTTGCAATCTGATCCTCGCTGTAGCGGCCGGAAGCGATCATGTCGGCGCCGTTTGTCGCCATGTCGTTGGAGGCGTTGGCCAGCAGCGTGTAGGGGTTGATGCCCATCTGGACCAGCCGCTTGAGCTGCTGCTGGTCCATGCTGCCCATCCGGGCACGGCCCAGCACGTCGATGATGGTGTCGAGCCCGGCGGTGCCGCCGCCCACGGCTGCAGAAGCGTTGCCTGCTGCGCTCAGCAGGCTCATCACCTCATCGGGGCTGTAATCATAGGCCAAGGCGCTGCGGCCTGAGCCGGTCAGCTCGTCGTAGGTGTAGGGCGTGATGTTTGCAAAGCTGTGGATCCGATCCAGGAGCGCCGCAGCCTCCGCTTCGCCGCCCAGGAGGGTGGCGTAGCTCATGCTGGTCATCTCACGGGTGCCGGCAATGGCAGATCCGGAGCTCAGCGCCCGGGCCTGCTCGGCCTGGACGTCATCGTAGATCTGCTTGACTGTGCTCCGGTATTCGTCGTCCTTCTCTCGGCGCTCGTCCAGATAGCCGGAGATCAGCCCGGAGATTCCGCCCAGGGCAGCGCCGATGGCGGTGCCGATGCCCGGGGCAATGGCCGTGCCGATGGCAGCGCCCATGGCGCCGGAGGACAGAGCCTCCGAGGCATAGGAGGCGGCGCGGGAGCCATAGCGGGAGCTGATGTAGTAATCAGCGGCGTCCGATGCCAGATCGCCGACCATCTTCCAGGCGCCAGCCTGTCCCAGAGCCGACAGGATGCCGCCGGATTCCCCGGCTGCGGCGCTTGTCGCGCCGCCGCTCTGGACGTTCAGCTGGTTGGCAGTGTCTGCCTTACGGATGGATTCCAGGGCGCCGTTGAGATCCTTTTCCGCGGCGCGCGCGGCCTGGCCGGTCAGGGTGACCTGCTGGCGCAGGGTGTTGTATTTCTCGGTGGCCTGCTCCAGTGCCTTGGCGTTGGCAGCGTCTGCTGTGGCCGCAAAGGCCTTTTCTGCGTCCTTGAGCTCCGACTTGGCCTTGGCCAGGGAGGTCTGCAGCTGGCTCTGCTGATGCGTCAGCACGCTCAGCCGCTGGTTGTAGGCCTCGATCTTGCCCTTGGCCTCGTCAAGGCTCTTGTTCCAGCCCTGATTGGCGGTGCGCATGGAATTGATCCTCTGGCTGTACTGGTCGCGGAGGACCACCGCGATGTCCACATTGGCGCTCATGCCCTGCGCCCCCTTTCCTCCAGCTCCTGCCAGAGGAACGCGCTGATCAGCAACCGCTCCCCGGGCGGGAGACTATAAAATTGACCCGGAGCCATATGATGCAGGCTCCAGAGCCGGTACAGCATGATCAGCTCCGGGTCGCTTGTCAGTTTTTTTTGACTTCCTCCAGGGTGGCTTTGAGATAGCCCGAGAGCCGCTGCACGGCGCGGGCCAGATCGGAGATCTCACCGGAGAGCAGCAGCGCCTTGACGCAGTCGCCCGGAAAAATCCCGTGATCGCCCCAGTCCTCGCCGTCCTTGAGCAGGCCCAGGGCGACCGCCAGCCGTTTGTCCCGGAAGTTGGGATCTGTGCAGCCGGCGACCACCGTCTGTACGTCCAGCTCAGCGCCCTGGCCGGAGAGCTTGAAGACCTCGTCATACGGGATGGCCCGCAGACGGAAGATCACGTCCCGCCCCTGCTCCTGGCTGAGCCGCAGATGCTTATACGCTCCTTCGGGGAGCTCCCGGGCGACGTTTCGCACGCCGCCCAGGAGAATGTCCAGCACGCTCTGCTCCATCAGGCGCTCCCCCGATCAAGCCACTCCCGGCCCGTGAAGGTAAACGGGACGGTGATACTCTTGGTCTGGCCGACCGTCCAGTCCATGAGCGTGTCCTCATCGAAGGAGACGCCCTTGAGGGCCACGCGCTCTGCGCCGTAGGCGCTGGGATCGTCCAGCTTGCCGATCATGGTCTTGCGCAGCTCCCGGCCCTCCAGGATCTCATCGGAGTTCTCATCGCTGCGGGTGTAGACCTTGGCGATGGTCATGGAGCCGGTGCCCTTGACGCGGGTGATCTTGGTGTCTACCATCATGTTGCCCGCGAGCTGGATCTCCTCCTTGGTGTAGCTCACCTTGGCCTGGAAGTCGGTGACCTCCGCCCAGAGCTCACCGCCGATCCAGAGCTGGCCCCAGGTGCCCGACATGACGCGGGCAGCAGAATCAATCTGACTCATTGTGATCCTCCTCTCAAACCGTGAACGCGATGGTCACGTCCACGTCCTCGATGTCGTCATAGATGGTCGCGGTGCCGGCGAAGCCCACATAGGTGCCGGTGGGCGCATGGCGGATCTCCGCCTCGGTCATCTCCGAGGTGTCGGTGCCATGGTCCTCCAGATAAGCCTTGATGGCCTGCACGTCCAGATCCATGGTGTAGGAGTGGACGATCTCCTGACGGGCCATTTCGTCCAGATAGTCCGTAATGGCGGTCTTGAGGACCATCTTGTTGTCATAGCTGTTGGGATACTTGCCGATGTAGTTGTCCTCGATCAGCTCCCGCAGGTGGGAAGTGATGGTGTCCACAACGGACACGATCTTGACCTTCTTGAACGCCGCGCCCTTATCGGAGGTGGTGGTGTTCAGGGAGTTGACGGCGCGGCCCAGACGGACCTTGCGGCCGTTGGAATAGAGGATCAGCTTGCCCGCGTTGACGGCGGTGTCCATCTCCTCCGGAGTCAGGCGCGTGCAGTCGGTGACCTCGTCCAGGATGGCATAGGTGGCGCTGTTCTGCAGGGGCGTACCGGCCAGGATACCGGCCACCCGGGAGCAGTAGCCCGCAGCGTCGTAGGTGGTGGCGCCCACCTTGATCCCGGCAGCTGTAAAGTTGACGATGGCCTCATCGTCCGCTGCGCAGTTGGGCAGCACTGCCTTGTAGATCTCGTGGTAGGTGTCCCGGCGGGCGCGGATCCAGGTCTTGATCTCCGTGGCCTGCGCCGCGGAGCAGTCCACAGGGCCGACCATGTAGTCAAAGTTCTGGGTGGCAAAGTAGTCCAGCGCGTCTTCCAGATCCTCCGCAGTTGCCGCCAACACATACACGAGGATGCGCACGGGCTTGGCCCGGCCGCCCAGCAGGGCCTGCTCGATGTAGGCACGGTTGACGGCGGAGAGCGAGGAGGGTACGTCCGCCATGTCCCGGACTGTGAAGCTGCGGCTCGACAGCTGTGCAGCGTCCAGCAGGATCATGGCCAGGCGCCCGGCCTTGCTCTTTTCGGCGTCGGCGGCTGCCGCCGACTTGAAAACGATGTTGATTTCCGGCATTCCCATAGCCATAGTGATCACTCCTTGATGATGGATTTGAGTTTGAGGGTGTAGTCCTGCATCATGGGCAGGTTTTCCGGATCCAGGCCCGCCAGCTCACGGCTCAGCTCCTGCCATTCGGCGGTGCCCGTGATGTCGGCGTAGTCCCAGCCCCGGAGGCTTGCCTTAACGCCGCTCAGCCGGACGATCCGGTCCCCGGAGCTCAGCATGTTGGTAGCCAGCATGCCGACGCAGCGGATCTCCCGATCTGCCAGATCCGAGAAATGGCAGTCGTGGTAGGCGTCCACCTGGACGAAGGCCCGGATGGTGAAGCCCAGACACAGGGTGGTGGTGCTCTGGGTCATGGCTGCAAGCTGGAGCTCGCCCGTCTCGATCAGCCAGGAGGGCCGCGCAAACTCGTTGGGGCAGCGCTCCTCATAGACGGTTTCGCCGGGCCAGCGGGCCTCCAGCGCTGCCCTGAGTCCCTGTACAATGTGGTAGGGGGTAGTCATCTTATCCTCCTCACAGATCTGCCTCCAGATCCCGCTTGATCCGCTGCTCCAGCGTCCGGCATGCGGACTGCGCGATGCTTTCCGCCCTGGCAGCGGTGTCGGTGTAGAAGCCCCGACCGGCAACCCGCACCACATGGATGCGGGGACGGTAGCGCTGATTCTTGCCCGTCGGCGGCCGGATGGCATGTCCGGACTGCAGATAGTTGGTGATGGCGCCGGGACTGTGCGGCCCGGTGGGCGGAGACACTGGCCGGATAGCCACATAGCCGCCGCCGGAGCCCTTGTAGATCTGCTGCCAGCTCTGGACCTTGCCGTGACTGTCCCGGATAGAGCCCGCAATGGCACCGCGCAGAGAGTTTTGCAGATCCTTGCCGATCTGATCCAGGGCCGCCCGTTTGGCCTCGCTGATGTGGCCCCGGGTCTTGTCAAAGCCCGGCAGCTTCCGGGTGTCCAGCTCGATCATAGATCCACCACCCGCCGGATCTCGTACTGCTGCTTATGAGGATCCAGCGCGTGCAGCGCCCGCACGGCGTAGTCCGTCCCGTCCACATTGACGATCCCGCCCACATCCAGCGCCACCCGCTTGGGCGTCACCAGAATGTAGTCAATCACGTTGGCAGCATAGGGGCTGACGTCATCCGTGTGGCTCACATAACGCTCCGTAAGCACTGCAGGAAAGCTGCACACGCCCTGGCTGCACTGTTTAAGCGGCACCTTGGCGGCCTCCACCAGCAGGAAGCCGGGCTCCTCCCGATCCACATAGGTGGGCAGGTAGGTCTCGCCCCGCCAGTAGATCAGATCCTCCACGTCAAAGTCCTGCAGCCGGAGGAGAAAGGTCCACTTTTCCGCCCCGAAGCCCAGGGAGGCAAAGACGCTGATGCCCTTCTGCCGCTTGGCCTGGGCATAGCTGTCCCGGAGCTTGGTCCACTGGAAGCAGTCATCCTCAGCGGTCAGGCGGCGGAGCTCGACATAGTCCCGGAAGTATCCGATTTCCTTGCGCATGGCGCCCCTCCTTGTGTCCGGACCGGACACATCGCTCAGATGCAGCCGTCCCGGGTCATTTTGAGCTGATTGATGAT